GCTGCTTGAAAGAAGGCTTACCGTCATGGACCTCAGTACCCGCTTCCATGCGGGCTTCCTGAATGGCCGTAACGACAATAGTGCCGCCAGTGGCATCAACGCCACTGACGGTCTTATTCAACGGGCTCGGCAGAACACCACTGCCAGAAGCACCACCAGCTTGGCCAATCATTTCAATATTGACGAAGACTTCGTAGTCGATCTCCTGGGCCTCAGTGGCCGAGACGATGAGCATTCCCATGATGAAATCACAGGTAGTGCCCGCTGTCGCAGACGTGTAGGTCTGATAATCAGTGTCATCAGAATCACTAGGACCGGTGTAAATACACTCGATCCACTCACGGTTTTGCAGGTCGACGCGAACGCAATTTTCTTGCGCCATCATCGTAGCCTGCGTCTGCGAAACCATCGTTGACTTTTGCGGTGAGCAAAGGGACAAAACTCGCCCACCAGCGTTCATGACCGTAGCAACTTCACGGATGCGAATGCAGCAAGAAACAACCTTGTACTGCAAAAGCGCCTGCGTCGCTCCAATTTGGGCGATGACGTAGGGTGAATTGGTGTTAACCACACTCACACCCGTGGCATTGTACGCAGCGGGAAAACCCTGCGTGGCGTAGCTGGCTCCAGAGACCCAGATTCCGCCGCTATTGGTCTGGTTACCGACACCACACGCGAAAGGGTTCACCATAATGAACCCAAAACGCGCATTGGCTGCAGTGGTACCAGTGAAAAGGGTACCACGAGCAAAGAACTTGTATTTGCCAGACTTTTGGCCGTCAGTCAAAGGAAGACATGACGGAGGTGCTGAGCAAGGGTCAAGGAGACAATCAAGATACTCCTGAGCACAATCAGAAAGGACGAGTTTGTCGCCCCTGTTGCCCGGACGGCCCATGCCGCCGTGCGCCATCTTTTTAAAAGGTATATTTACGCAGCAACCTTTTCAAAAGAGCCTGTGTGCAAAAACCGAAGTTCAAAGTCGGATTTAATTCGTTTAATAACGCGAGGTCTGTACTGAGGAAAAAGATTTAATAAAACCTCAATCAGTTCGCGTAAATAAGAGTGGAAAGAAGGGTCAACCCACGTTTCATCGTAATAACTGAGTAATTTGTCGAAATAAGGGCCCAAAGAGACCAAATCAGACACTCGATAAAACAAACATGAGTAAAACTTTTCAAACCGACCTCGGCGCAGCAGGAAACCGTCCCGCCAAACCGAAGTGGCACCACAATACTCAACTAAGGTAACGTCATTAGTGACATTTGAAGGTTTAACGACGTAACCGAAAATAGAAGCAGTCTCAAGAATGAGGTGGAAATCAAATACCCACTTATACTGCTCAGGAAAGTTGAGGAGAGAATCATCCCCACAGATCGACATAACGAAAATTTGTTTAGCCAACGAAGTGGAAATGGGCCCTAAGAGCCTAAAAATATGGTACCACCAAAACAACAACACCGCAAAGGTGTTTATCATAAGAGTGAGAAACCATCCACTGGGATTCGCATCCGAACTAAAAAGTAACTCGCCATTCGGGGAGCGGTAAATTTTATACCGAGCCATGAAAATAAGCGAGGAAATAGACGGGGTCAAAGCACCAATGGAGGCGAGCATCAAAGCGAACAAGGGGAAAACGTCTCCAGACATGGAGAGGTCAAAACCTTTAAAATCGAAGAAAGCCCACCAATCAAAGGGGAATCCTCCAAGAAATTTATGCCAACCACCATAATGCCAATCCTTGCCAATTGAGCAAGGAGTTGAACCATGATTTAGGGCAAGATTTAACCAACGCAAGTGGCGATAGCAGGAAAGGTAATGGTCTATATTCATGACGGCGAAAATACGCGTATCATTAGACTCAGCCTTCTCACGACGGAGAAATTCCTGCTTAAGAGAAAGGTTGACGTGTGAAACGCCGGCCCCGCTCTCGAGGGACTTATCAAATTCAATGAAATGAGCCCAATAAACGTCACAATTGACAGCGTCGAGCTTGGTAGGATACTTAGAGCGATATGGATACCCAGGACTGGAGTCCATGGTTAACTCATGGCGAACTGCTTCACGAAGCAAATCATAATCGATAGGAGGCTCCTGATAATTACCGAGAGAGGAAAAATCCAAACACGTGGCATCAAAGGCCATACGCAAAACGGGATCAGAAGGATCTAAAGACGCATGAGAAATATCAACACAACGAGCAAGGCGATCAGTCATAACGCCCTGAGAAATAGGGGCAGGAACAAAAGCGTCTTGCAAAAATTTTGGGTAAAGGGGAAGAGAGGGAAGTCCAATTGGAACGTATTGGGAATGGGAATTAACTTTAAAAGAATGTCCTACTTTCAACAAATTGAGATAGCTGGAAGGAACCACCCGGACATCGGGCGGCTCACCCAGCACCATCAGTTTAAAGTCGGAGCACCAAGCTTAACGCCAATCATGCGCGTAGCTCGGTTCCACTTCCTCTCTCCCTCCTTCTCGTAGGCGGAAACAGCGCCAACGAGCTTACCATCCTTATTAAGGATAGGTCCACCAGAACTGCCAGAACCAAAAGTACTGGCCAGATAAGTGAACGACTGCTCTTCAATGTTCTCGACCGGGCCGGTGGAAAAACCAGCCTCGAAAGAGGATCCTGTACGACAATGGACAGCAATCATTTGATTAGCGGCAACTTCAGGAGCTAGAGTTAAATTTTTCAAAAACGAACTGGTGCCGACAGGCATTTTGTAAGTGATCAAATCCAGCTCCCTGTCACTAAAATAAATGGGATTGTTCCAATCAACAGGATGAGAGCCCTGGCCAGCAGGCAACGAAAACGTTACAATAACGTGATCAACGCCGCCATGCTTGCCAGTCATCGTAAATAAATGCTTAGCGGTAACCAACCGGCCGGCCAGCTGAAAAGCCGAGCCGCACACAGTCGCTCCGTCCTTGCAAAAATAATCGATAAAGGCAACAAGACCGATGGGGGAAGATTTCATAATCTCGGAACCAATAACTAAACCCTCACGCTTCACTAGCTTGGGGGAGTGGCTTTCGGTACGATGCAAAGTACGATACTTTGACTTGTACTGCTTCTTAAGAGCAGCTCCGACGGGAGTAGCAGCACAAATAGTGCATGCATCCTCACCATAATAAAAATCATGAACCTTACCACCAGCGCCCTGAACGAGCGCCTCGGTTTGGCGAACCATCTTGCCGCCCAAAGCCTTACCACCGCCGCCCTTTTGGTTGGCGGTAGCATCGGAATCACGACCAGCGTCCTTATCAGACTTCTGCGCGCGGGCATTCATTCTGCCGACGCGCTCGAACTCAGACTTAGCGCCTTTAATCATACTATTCAAAAAAATTTTCTCATCATCGTCGGCACTGCGCAAACGCGCCTGCTAATCTGAAATAAGTTTTGAAAAATGCTCATGGATATCATCCTGATGAACACGCTCCTCACGCTCCCGCTTGTCGCGGGCAGAACGAGCTAAATTCCAA